TCGCTCGGTCAAGAAGCCGCTCCTGCTGTTCAACAGGCAGCTTGTCGAAGTCGGGTTCAGCGCCGCGTGAAGTTGCGTTGGCGCGATGCAAAGCCCGTGCAGCCGCATCCCAAAGCGCAGGGCCGTCGCCATGCTTTTCGCGCAATGTGTCCAGCCAGTTCACGCATCCCCTCGCGCCAGACGAACAGCCAGCTTTGCAGTGCCGGATGATTGACCGTCGAACTTTTCTGCAATGCGCTCTAGTCGTTCGTTCTTGGCTTGAAGCGCGTCGGTGAGGCGTTGGTTGCTGGCCAGCGCGTCGGTCAGTTCTTCCTCGATTGTGTTGCACTCTTTGCAGGCGTCGGTGAACCGCTTCCAGTTGGCGCTTGCCTGCTGTTCCCATTTCTTCGCGTTTTCAGCGCTGCGATTGGCAATAGCTTCCCAATAGGCGCTGTTGTCGGGCCTCTTGAACAGTCCAAACATATTCATTGCTCCTTAACTGGAATGAAAATAAACTCAGCATATTTTCGGACACTGCCTTTCCGCGTAAATATGCGCAGTTGGCAAATGCCCGCCACATCAAAAATGGGGGCGGCGTCCTTTGCGACCCGACCGCCCCCAAAGTCTTCAGCCCAAAGCGCCGGGAGGTCGTGCGCGGAAGGAAGGGCTGGACGAAAAGTCATTCGGCACCCAAAAATTCAGGCGGCAAACTTACCCCGCGTTCGTCGGCAATGCGCGCCAGCTTCGGGCGATGCTTCCAAGGTATTGAGCGGGTTTCAAGTTTCCAGTTGGCAACCGCTCCAGCAGAAACCCCAAGAGCCTCCGCAACCGCCTGTTTGCCACCCAACAATGTGATGATGTCGCTTTCCATGCGGCTATATATCACATAATGTGATTAGCGATGCAAGCCTTAAAATATCACAATCTGAATGGCGCGTTGGAATGAAGCGACTCAGCAATGGGTTATTGAGGGATCCGCCAAGCCGAAAACCATGTGCGAATAAAAATAATCACAAATCGTGATTTTATAGCTTGACCCGCCAATCACATTATGTGATACCTGTTTCCACACAAGGAGACAGGCGATGGACCGCACCGAATATATCCGCCGTTATACAGTTGAGGCTTCGCCAGACTGGTCAATCTCATATCGTGACGGCAATCCGTATGTAGTGAACCTTTGGGGTCTTGGTCGCTGTTCGCTGGCAGAGGGCCAGTGGATAGGCACAAAGACAGCAGAGCGCGCTGATTTGCTCGGTCGTCATTGGGTGGCAACTGGTATTGCCCCCATGACCGCCTGCTGCCTTTCCGATGCCGAACTAGAAGAACAGGCCAAGATGCCTGCACAGGTGGCAGCATGAGCGCGCCTATTGTTGAGCGGTTGCAGGCTGCGCTGCCGTTGCTTGAAGAACTGGAAACAGGGCAGGAGTGCGCAGAATACGCATACGCCAAAGGCAAGGGCTTTCAGGCCATGACATATTGCCCAGAAGCGTTTGAGGCCCTGCGGTCTATTCCCGAAGCAGCCGACACCATAGAGGGCTTGCTGGCTGCTTTTGAGCACATTTCTAGCAGCTATGAAAATCAAGACATCAGCCATCTCGTTTTTCGAGTGAACGCAAAAAACATAGCTGACGCCGCAATCGCCAAAACAAAAGGCGGTGCAGCATGACCCGCTCCCCTTCGCTCCGCACCATCCGCAAGCAGTCGTTTGACAGCCTGAACCGCTATTTCAGCGACCCGTCCTACGCGGCGGAATGTCAGGCAATCGACGCCCGTAATCAAGCAGCAATAACCGCCTCGATGGATAGGGCTATTGCGCAGCACAGGAGGATGAAATGAGTGATTATCCGAACGAAGAAATCCGCGATCAGGTTGTTGCGCAGTGCAAGGCTGTTGAGCATTTGGCCTTTGTTATTGCCCGCCTTCACAGCGACAAGGCAACTGCATTCGCCCAAGGTTCTTGGCCACCAATTCTAAACATTGTTGGACGTCATACAGCAAGCATCATGAACCAGCTTGGTGACATTTTGAATAACATGGATGCCGTAACCGAAGAAGATAGCCGCTTCGATAGGGTGTTCGAAGAAGCCAACCGACTCTGGCCGGAGCAGGGGCCATGAAGCTGAACCTATTGAAGAAACCCTCCCCCGCCGACCCCGCACTTATCGAACATGAGCGCAGGAAAAGAGAGCGGGTGGAACGGCAACACGCCGAAGCACTCGCAAAGGAGTAAATGAAATGATTTTGAAAAGCATAAAGACTGCCGCCGAAACTGGCATCGAAGGCATCGAATTTGTCACTGTTGACAAACAAGTTGTTGAGATTGTGCTCGGCAAGTTGCGTATCCGCAAAGGCGAAAACTACGTAAAAGGCCTTGAAGTTTTGGTTGAGGCTCCGTTTGAGCGCGAAGAACGCTACCGCCTCACCGGCAAGCTGAATGGCTTTCCCGACGCCGTTTCCTATCACGCTACAAAATACGACGCTGAAAGCGCGGGGGCGCTGCTGGAAGATAGCGGCGGCAAAATCACCGTTGAACTTGTTGATGTTCTGATCGGCCCCGATGGCAGTTTGGTTGGAGAAGCCGATGCCTCTCCGAAAACAGCCGAAATTCCGTTTTGATGGCCCGTCAAGCACTCACGAAGGAGGCTGAATAATGCTTGACCGTATCCGCACCCGCGCCCTTGAAGGCATGAAAGCACCCGCTGACAATACAGTATGGTGGGAGGCTTTGGCTATCTTTGGGTTTTGTTCTGTTATTCCTTTTTTGGGGGTATTGATATGAGTAACGTAGCAAAGATTGAATCATCTGCTCCGGTTGTGGCGGATTACGGCACCTCACTTTTGGAAGTGATTAGCCGCGCCGCAAGTGACCCAAACGTGGACATTGACAAGCTAGAGCGCCTTCTGGCTGCGCAAGAACGCGTCAGCAGTCACCAAGCCGAGCGGACTTTTAACGAGGCCATGAACGCGGCCCAAACTCAGATGCCGCAGATTGTCAAAGACGGCACGAATGACACCACACGCTCAAAGTATTCCAAGCTGGAAACGATTAGTGCGCTTATGTCGCCAGTAATTAGTCGCAATGGCTTTTCATTGTCTTATGGCACAGCGGAAAGCCCTCTTGTTAATCATTACCGCATCACTTGCCGCTTGTCACACGTTGGCGGGCACAGCCGTGATTATCATGTGGATATTCCGATTGATAACGAGGGCATGAAGGGAACCAAAAACAAGACGGACACACATGGGGCGGTTTCCGCAATAACATATGGCCGCCGCATCCTGAAGTTGATGATTTTTGACGTTGCTACCCGCGATGATGACGGGAACGGCGCGGCGGGCATTCACCCCATTTCCGTTGACCAATACGACGCCCTGAAAAAGAAAATCAATGACACGCAGGCTGATGAAGAAAAGTTCTGTGCATGGCTTGGCGTTGCCGAATTGAAGGACTTGCACAGCCATCGTTTTGTCGAAGCAATCCGCGCTCTGGAAAAGAAGGGCGGTAAGTAATGCAGATATTTGATTGCCAGCAAGGCAGCCGGGAATGGTTTGAAGCCCGCATGGGGATTCCTACAGCAAGCCAATTTTCCGCAGTCATGGCAAACGGCAAAGGCGGCGCGGAAAGCAAAACCCGCAAAACCTATATGTATAAGCTGGCGGGCGAAATCCTGACGGGTGAACCTATGGATAGCTTTAGTAACACGCACACCGAACGCGGGCATGAAATGGAACCGGAAGCGCGGCGCTATTACGCCTTTCAGCAGGATGCAGACCCGCAGCTTATCGGCTTCATCCGCAACACGTCAGCAGGGGCAAGTCCCGACAGCCTCGTTGGTAATAATGGGCTTTTGGAAATCAAAACCAAACTGCCCCACATATTGCTAGACGTGATTGAACGCGGCGACTTTCCCACCGAACATAAGGCGCAATGCCAAGGACAGCTTTGGGTTGCGGAGCGCGAGTGGATTGATTTGGTTTGTTACTGGCCAAAGATGCCTTGCCATATCGTCCGCGCATATCGCGACGATGATTACATCAAGCAAATCACAGCAGCCGTTGACCAGTTCAACGATGAACTAGCCGCCGTGGTCGCAAAATATCAAGATGAAGAAAGGATAGCCGCATGAGCGGAAGCGTAAACAAAGTAATTCTGGTCGGCAATCTAGGCGCTGACCCTGAAATCAAATCGTTCCAAAACGGCGGCAAGATTTGCAACCTGCGTCTGGCCACTTCGGAAAGCTGGAAAGACAAGACAACCGGAGAGCAAAAGGAGCGCACCGAATGGCATAGCGTCACACTCAACAGTGACGGGCTTGTCAGCGTTGCCGAACGCTTTTTGCGCAAGGGCAGCAAGGTCTATTTGGAAGGCAAGTTGCAGACCCGCAAATGGCAAGACCAGAGCGGAAACGACCGCTACACGACCGAGATTGTCGTGGGAGGCTTCGATGGCAAGCTGGTTATGCTGGACGGTGCCAAGGGCGCTGGCAGCGATACAGGCGCACAACAACAGGCTCCTACCGATAGCGGCTTTGCAGACTTGGACGATGACGTTCCTTTTTAACCGTCGCTACGACGCGCAACACTCCGCAACACTCCTCTACGCAAAGCAAGGATATTAAATATGTTTGCAACAAATCCTGAAATTGAAATTGAAGTGGAAAAAGTTTCTGAAATTCTGAAGGCACTGCCGATTGATGGCATGGCTTCCTACACCTTACTTTCTGAGGTTGTTGGCTACAATATCACAAAGCGGCCTTTTGTTCTTATGAAGGCTCGTCGGTTGGTCGAAAAAGAAACTGGCCTTCGCTTTGGCACAGTGCGCGCAGAAGGCGTTAAGAAACTTGACGGTAACGCCGTAGCCGGAATTGGCGCAGCGGTGCGCCAAGGCATCGCGCGCAAGGCCAAAGTTCATGCGAGCCGCCTCGCCGGACTTCGCTATAACGATATTGCCCCTGAATCCCGACAGCGCATTGACGCTGAAAGGTCACTGCTTGGCGCAATTGCAGCAACGGCAAAGGCCGATGTTAAGCGCGTCGAACGAGAGGCCGTAACCGGCCCCGTCGTCGCTGCCAAGATTTTTGAAATGATGAACAGATTTGATTGAACGCCGCGCCCACTCGCACCGCGACGCCGCGCTTCGCATCGCGACGCATCACAACGCAAGGAATATATCATGAGACAAGTAACTGTAAAAATCACCGGGCAGGCCCCCTACAGCGCGTCACGCGCTCATTGCGAGGAAAAGCTGCCAAAGGAAACAGCCGACGCCTACGAAGAGCGCACTTGGCGCAGCAAGGCCCACGTAAAGGACGGCCAAGTCTATATCCCGCCAATGGCGTTCAAAATCGGTCTAGACCGAGCCGCCAAAATGCTTGGTCGCCAAATTCCCGGAAAGGGCAAGTCAACATATACCAAATTCTTTGAAAGCGGCGTTATCGCAACTGAGCCGGTGTTTATAGCCGACGAAAGCCAGATTGAGAAAGAGCGCATCCATGCAAATGCGGATGGCGTTCGTGGCTCCGGCAAGCGCGTCTGGCGCAGCTTCCCCCGCATTGACGATTGGTCTGGTGAAATCACGTTCTACGTCATTGCAGACGAAATCACGCAAGAGGTTTTTGAAGAAGCTGTTCGCTACGCTGGTGTGGCAGTCGGCGTTGGCCGTTTCCGGCCTGAGCGTGGCGGCTACTTTGGTCGCTATGCAGTTGAAAACTTCAAATGGAATTAAGCAATTCACGCTGCGCGTTGCGTTGCGATCACATCGCCGCGCGTCGCAACGTAACGCAACGCAAGGATAACTAATGCTCCCCCCTCGCCGCCCATCTGCCCCCAAGGCACCAAAGCGCCATAGGTCGCCCGCACATTGCAAGTTTGTGCGAAGCCATGCCTGCTGCGCTTGCCAGTCCTACGACCACATTGAAGTGGCGCACGTTAGGACGGGGACAGATGGCGGCATGAGCCTCAAGCCTGGGGATTATTGGACAATCAGCCTTTGCCGCGATTGCCATTCTGAACAGCACCGGATTGGAGAGCGTTCATTTGAGGCTCGGCACGGTATCGACATGAAAGAACTTGCACGGGCTTTTGTGAAGGCAAGCCCGAAGCGGATCGAACTGGAAAGGGCGCGAGATGAGCGAACAATATCAACCTGAACTTGGGCAAATGCTATGTGGACAACCTACTCACGCTCTAACCGTTCCGGTTGACGTAGAGGTTGTGCTTGATGCCATTTCGTCTGCTGTAGTTATTTTCTGCGACTTCGGCCCATGCGAAAGCCCGTTTTCCAATTCCGGCGCACGTTTCAAATGGTCGTGCTTTACAGTTCATTCCTACGATTGG